CTATAAAATGTCCTACAAGTATAGAGTTCTTGCTGACGCACCACTCGGATACTGGAGACTTAATGAGTATGTATTATCAACATATGATGATGCAGACATACTTTATGATGAGCCAGGATATGAATACGATCAAGTTCTAAGTGATCGTTTATATGATGAAACTTTAAATGCAAATCAAGGTTTTGTTGCAGGTGGTTCTTCTGCAATTTTTACTGATGTCCTGCCATTAACAACGCAATCTAATGTTGTTCCAGATCAAGCGGGATGTAGAGTAACTGGTTCATCAGTACTCAAGATAAGAAATAGACCTAATAAATACAGAATGTTCTACCAAGGAACAGAAAATCTATCTTTTGGTATTGAGTTTTGGTTATCACTCGATAATGCCCCAGCTTTGGCACATAATCTAATTACTATATATTCAGGTGGAGTAAACTCAGCTCGTATTTATGCACTAAATGACAAAATCTATTTTGAAGTAACAGGAACATCAGGCACATATACTTGTTTTAAACAGGTAGTTAAATGGGATTCTCAATTACATATATTTGCATATTATACGGGTAGAGGCATAAACATTTCGGTTAATGCTATGCCTGGAGATGGCGTAGTAATGCCACAATCATTTTTCTTTGCTTTAGATAACGTTGATTCTATGAATGTTGATTATCAAATAGGTCCTGCAGCATCAGGAGATCATTTTGTTATATCTGACCTTGCTTTCTATGACTATGTATTGTCAACCAATGTTATGAGGGGTCACATGGTATGGTCTGCAAATGATTCTAAACCTCAAAATTATGTTAAAGAAACAAGCGGGTATTTTTTTGATATTAAAGATTCTGAAAACATGTTTGATTTTAAAAAAGAATTTGCAAAAGAATCAGACTATCAAGAAGGCACTTTTGTCAATCTTCAAGCTGATGGAAACGGATTATCTATTCCTAGAACTTCTATTGGGGCACAAGTATCGGGAACTTGGACATATCAAATACCAGCGTCATCATTTGCTCAAATTGAAGGAGTTCGAATTAGCTGGGATTCTGGTTCAACAGATAATAGCATTATTTCAACATCAAATTATGTAGCAGTAGATTTATCATACGACAATGGCGGAACTTGGAAAACTGTTTCTAATGGATATCCAGCAGTGCAATTTGCTGACTCATCATTGGTGGTATACCCTAATATTTTAGTCAGAGTAACCATATCCACATCAGATTCATCTATGTTTAATCAGCCAAGAATTGATAATTTAATTATTGCTGTTTATAAAGATTTAGCAATATATTCAGATATGGGTGCATTTGCACTTATGCCAAGACAAGGCAGTTATACGGGAGACACGTATTCAATTAGAAACAACATGTTTAATGTTATGGCCAGATCTAAAAACTTTGGCATTAAACTGGATTATGTTGACGGTAAAAATTCTGTAGCGGTAATTCAACCACAACCGCAAAGCGAAGGTTATAGAACTATAGACTTCTGGTTTAGGTATGATGATTTAAGCCCAAGTTATCATCAATATATTCTTGAGAATACTGAAAGATCAGCCTATATATATTTCCTTGCAGATGGAAACGAAGTATATCAAGATGGTTTTGATGCCGTGTATGTAAACGGAATTGACATATCTTTAGCAAATAAAAAGCTAATTCAAGGAGAAATTTACCATTTTGTCTGCGTTTATCAAGAAAATTTGAATTCTCCAGTATATTTGGGAGGAGATGCAAGCTTAACTCAATATTCTTTAGGCACATTTGGCTTCCTAAGCCTATATCCAAACGCATTTACGCAGGGAGATGCACAAGATAGATACCTTTCTTTCTTAACATCTAACACAGGTACCATCGGAATAGGTTCAAATTACATGGGTTCACTAGCAGAATTGCAGAGTACCAGCACAGATTTTAATGGCGGAAGCCCTGTATTGTCATATAATAGCCGTAATGTATGATAAAATGGTAGTCAGTAGTAATAATTTTTAGGTTTTATCTGATTAGAATGGTATTATGAGTCTATGGGAAAAATGAAAGTAACACCAGTTGATGAAGTGAATTGGGGTCTGTATATGTGGCAGATGCCTGACGACTCTCTGGTAATGGACGATGATGGTGGATATCTTTGCATTCCCGCTCGTAAGGGTGATGTTGCACAGATTAATAAGTTAAGAAAAGTAGCAGAAGGCGAAGGCCTTGATGAAGGAAAACCAATATTTTTTGCGGGACACAGAATGGTTACGCAAGAAGAGTTAGAAGAACAAAAATCAAGAGGTGCATTAGGACTAGTTCCAGACCCACAAGATCTTCCAGCAATGATGGATTATATAAAGGAGGCAAAAGAACTTGGACTCGCATAAAACAACAATTATTGACGATGAAGATGAAGGCAATGTAAGGGTATATAGTCCTGAAGACTTTCAGCTTTTCGAAAAACAAGAAAAAACATTTGATGACCCATTCAATGTTACTTGGGATGATATTAAAAAAACAGAAGGATTAAATCCAAATTTCCGTCGCAAAGTAGATAGAATGCAAAAAGCTTTTACAGGCAAAGGTGATGCAAAATCTAAAAAACTTGACCCGCTAGATCTTACTGGATATTCTCTTTTTCAAATTGTACAGCCTCCATATAACATGCTATATCTAGCACAGCTATATGATGTTTCCCCGTATCACCATTCAGCAGTTAATGCTAAATCAGCAAACGTGGTTGGACTTGGTTATAAGTTTGAAGAGACCTGGGAAACAACTAAAAAAGTTGAAGACGCAATGGATAATCCTAAAAAACTAGATAAGTTGCGTTCTAAAATTGAAGATGCAAAAGTTCAATTGCGTGAGTATTTAGAATCATTAAACTCTGATGATTCATTTATTGAAAACATGAAAAAGGTTTACATTGATTTAGAATCAACAGGAAATGCTTATCTTGAAATTGGTCGTACAACTACAGGAAAAATTGGCTACATTGGTCATATCCCTACAACTACAATGCGTATTCGTCGTCACCGTGACGGCTTTGTTCAAGTAGTTTATAATCGTTATACATTCTTTAGAAATTTTGGAGATACAGAAACTCCAGATCAAATTGGTACTGATCCACAGCCAAACGAAGTTATTCATTTTAAGATGTTTACACCATCAAATACAGATTATGGTGTTCCAGATATTCTTTCAGCAAAAAATGCCCTTGCGGGAGATGAATTTGCACAAAGATATAATCTTGATTACTTTGAAAACAAAGCAGTTCCACGGTATATCATTACTGTTAAAGGTGCTAAATTAACTGCTGATTCAGAACGCCGATTACTTGAATTTTTCCAAACAGGACTTAAAGGAAGAAACCATAGAACTTTATACATTCCTTTGCCTTCTGATGGCGAACAATCACGTGTTGAATTTAATATGGAACCAATTGAAGCGGGAGTTCAAGATGCATCATTCAAGAACTATGCTATTGAAAATAGAGACCGCATTCTTATTGCACATAGAGTCCCTATATCAAAAATTGGTATGCCACAAGGTGTATCTCTAGCTAATGCTAAGGATGCAGATAAAACATTTAAAGAGCAAGTATGTCGTCCACGTCAAGAAGAGCTTGAGCATAAGATTAATTTAATTATTAAATCATTTACAGATGCTTTTACTTTGCGATTTAATGAACTTGCACTTACAGATGAAGAAACAATTTCTAGAATTGAAGATCGTTATCTTAAGGATCAAGTCATTACTCCAAATGAAGTTCGTGCTCGTATGGGCAAGGCTCCGTTGGCAGGTGGAGATGAAGTTCTTATTATTAATCCAAAAGCTGCATTAGATGCACAATCTGATGCAAATGGCGGAAAAGAAAGAAGTCAAAACAGAACTCTTAATGCTCCAGATAAAATGGGAACAGCAAGAAATGCTAAAGGTGAGGGAAGAACTCAGGAGTAAAAAATGGCATCAGGTATAGATGTATTGCACATGGCACAAAGTCAACTAGGCTTTGTTGAAGGGCCTAACAATGCAACACCATACGGAACATGGTTTGGAATTCCAAATCAACCATATTGTGCAATGGGTATATCTTGGTGTTTTTCAAGAGTAGGACTTTCACATTTAATTGCAGCGCAAAGTACAAAAGGTTTTGCATCATGTCAAATAGGTATGAATTGGTTTCAACGTCAAGGACAAATTGTAAATAAATATCAAGGACAAGCAGGAGATATTGTTTTCTTTTCTTTTGCAAATAATGGACAAGCAGACCACGTTGGTTTAATAGAAGCATCTTCGCCAACTGGCATTACAACTATTGAATTTAATACAAGCCCTGATCATTCAAATGGTTCTCAACAAAATGGTGGCGGATGTTATCGTAGACATAGGCCCTATTTAAATGTAATTGCTATTGCAAGACCAAAATACCCAATCATTGCTAAACCAAAAATTGTTGCATCAAAAACTAAAAAAGCTACTGCAGGAGTTGCTACAACAGGAGCTTTAGTTGCGGGTGCAACAGGAATGAATACTACGGGTACAAACGGAACTGCAACGCCAGACCCATCAGCAAGCCCATCATATTGGGCAGCACCACCATTTCCTATAGACAAAACTTCTTTTATTATGGGTGCTAAAAGTGATGCAGTACTAGCAGTAGAGATGGCATTAGCTAAAGCGGGACTTCTTCCACAACAATATGTTGACGCTATAATGGATGCACAAACAACAGCTGCATTAAAAAAATATGAATTAAAACATCCCAAACTTGGTGTTAAAGATGGCTCTGTAAATCAAGCCGTTTATGATGCGCTTAAGGCAACAATATGAAAATAAAACATCATTTAAAATTTAATGTAGCAGACGCAAAACAGCTTGGTATAGCCCTAATAAGTTCTTATGGCATGTGGGCAGCAACTGGGTTTCAAAGGACCTTATCTGGCCTCCTGTACCCCGTTATGGGCTTTGTAACGGGTGGTCTAGCTTCACACCATTCAGTATCAGATCCAGGAGTAATGCCAGAAAATCATATAGAAACTCCTTACGTCAACAACATGGTTGAAGCGGGTACAGAAAAAACTATAACTCCAGCAATACCTCAACAGACATATCAGAATGTAAAAATTATACCAAAAACGGAGGGAGATATTAGTATCTAATTATGCATTATACATAATTATTGCTATTATTTGATTACATATGGACATTCAAAAAACGTACTGGCAAAACAGCGAATCATCTATGACCCTTGCTTTCCCTATTGCGAAAGTCAACAAGGAGAAAAGAACTGTCTCGGGATTTGCATCCCTAGATAATGTAGACCGACATGGCGATATTGTTACAGCAGAAGCAAATAGAAAAGCTTTCGAAGGCTTCAGAGGAAATATACGTGAAATGCACCAACCAACAGCAGTTGGTAAAATGATTAATTTTAAAGAAGATACTTTTTTTGATAAAGCAACTGGAAAGAAATATAATGGAGTTTATGTAACTGCATATGTTTCAAAAGGTGCACAAGATACTTGGGAAAAAGTTCTTGATGGAACCCTTACAGGATTCTCAATTGGCGGAAATATTGTTGACGCTAAAATGGAAAAATCTGATGGAGATTCAGAGGAAAGAAGAGTAATACACAATTATGATTTACATGAACTTAGCCTTGTGGATTCTCCAGCAAACCCACTTGCAAATATTTTTTCTATTCAAAAAACTGATGGCGGATTAGTATACAAAGGTATTGCAGCAGAAACTGCAACAGAAAATGTATTTTGGTGTCAATCAGATGAGGTTATTTCTACATCAACAGAAATTGAAAAAGATTGTGTAATTTGTCAATCATCAATGTCAAACATTGGTTGGATTGAACAAGCAGAAACAGAAAAGTTTGAATCAATTCAAAAAGTATTAGATTCGTATTTAACTAAAGATGACTCACCTGCACCTTCAAATGTAGTTGATAGTGCAACAACAATTAATACTTATCCAGATCAAAATAAAATAAAGCAGGTTTCGCCTATTGATGTCACTAGTGCGATTAAAAAAAATGAAGTAGGTAATTAAATGAAAGAAGAGACAAACACAACAACAGAAGAAGTAATTGTAAAGTCCGTTGATGACGTAGCTTCAGAAACAGCAGAAAC